CTCATCGGTCTCGGTGCTATCGGGGGTAATCTCGCTCTTAATCTCCAGCGTTCTCGTGATGTCCATGTATATGGTCGCACAAAGGAGAAGGTTGACGCAGTAGCAAAGAAGGGTGATTCAATCCATGGTCACATTGATATGGACACTTTCATTTCAGAGATGGATACTCCACGCACNATTTTCACAGCTCTCCCAAACGGTGAAGCCACTGACGGGGTTGTCAAATCCCTACTGGAAAAATTGGATCCAGATGATACCATTATCGATTGTTCCAATGAGCACTACAGGACGTCGAGAAAGAGGGGATCCAGGTGTAGATCGAAGAACGTGAACTATGTCGGGGCTGGACTATCGGGTGGTGCATTTGGTGCCCTTTCAGGACCTGCTTTGATGATTGGTTGTGATGAAGATGTGTTCATCGAAAATACCGATCTCTTTTCCAGTTTCTGTAAAAATTTTACGCATATGGGCAACGATTATGGGATTGGTCATTTCACGAAGATGGTTCACAATGGTGTGGAATATGGCATGCTCCAAGGTGTCGCCGATGTATACGCGTACTGTAACCAGGATGTGTTTTACATGAAACAGGCACTCGATGAAGCTAAGAAGACTGACATCGATGGGTACATCGTGAACTCAGCTCTTAAAGTATTAAGTGACTACAACATTTCTAAAATCCTAGATGTCGCCGAAATGAACAATACCGGTTCATGGACTTCACAGGTTGCTATCGAGTATGGTATTCCTACTCCAATTCTAAATGCAGCACTCAATACAAGACTCACGAGTCGTGATGTCAAGGCGGTCAACGTCAATCAGCATTTGAATTATGCGTTTGACCCCTACATTGCCACTTCTACACTGCGTTTCGTGTTTGCTATGGCACTCATCGAGGGTTTCAATGTAATGAATACTCGTAACATCGAAAAGCGTCGAACAATCAATGCGTGGTCATCTGGTACGATCATTGAGTGTCCTATGATTGCCGAAAGTTGTTACGACATCATCGAGCAGACTGCCGAAGACGCGAGAGTATTTGTGATGTTCTGTACGGCAACGGGTATACCGTGTCCTTCTGTACAGGCTGCTCTTACACAGTTTGATTTTATGCATCAACGCCGAACGTCTGTAAATTTTTTGATGGCCCAACGTAATTACTTTGGTCAACATTCCATTATTGAAAAGTGATCCCATAGGTCTCTGACTTCTTGTTCATCGATGCATGAAGACAGGTCGTTCATCTTAATTTTTTCCAGAATTGTTTCATACGCACAGCGTCCGGTATTCATGTTGTAGTTATCCTGATCATTGATCGATATACTTTTTTCGTCCGGTACCATCTTTGAAATATCAGCTTCAAGAAAGATATCCTTATATTTCATCGATACGCGACAGGATGTTGGTGCTGTACCCACGTAGAGATCACTCTTTGATATATGTGTGACATGAGGCTTGACAAATTTGAACTCGTGTAGAATTTCTTTCCTCGTCTGCTTAAAGTGTCTAGCCAACAGAGTAGCGAACAACAAGACACAGTGACTCTGGTACATATCTAAAATTATACCGACACTATCAAAGTATTCGATTCGTTGATTGATATCGGGGCTTTCATGGAGTGTGATTTTAATTTTTTCCAGGTTGTCAGGTAACTCAATTCGATCGAGTATACTCTTTCCGAGATAGTGATCATTGTACAGAACGTTCATATTGTTCGTCTTCACGAATGAATGTATTCTTTCAAAGTCTTCTAGTGAATGCCCGTGAGGTTTTTCCAAGATGTAGGTTGGGTTGACGACATTCATATAGGGTTCGACGTTTTCACAAAAATTGTGGGTTGGAATAGACATGTAGGCGACAACGTTTGACGTATTCTCGAGATGTTGTAGATTTGAAACAACACTCCGTGATATAGGTGTATGTGGACATTCCAGTTTGTTCAGGGCTGGGATGATCCTCGTCTGTGCCAGATGGCCTCGGGCTCCGAATACGAGACAGTGATTCATCTAATTAAAAGGTAGAAATTATAATCAAATAATGATATTCATCGATCGGATTTTGCGTTACATGTCGAAGGATATCTACTTACCATTGCGATGTTATGCCACCAAGAAGGAGTGCTTTTCGAAGACGAAACATTGTCGTTGTAAAAACTTTTGTAAATACCCACCAAATAAGGGTTTACCTGAAGCGAAACTAATCCTCGTGAAGGAATATAAGGACAAGTGTCGTTTATAAAACACAATGTCCCTTGGGGTCAAGAAACTGTCCTATGATTCTATTATTCCTACTCGTGGTTCCGATGGTTCTGTGGGTTATGACCTCTACAGCAATATGGACTGTGTTATTTGTGCGTCGGAAAGAGGGCTTGTCTCCACGGGGATCACAGTTGTTCTCCCATCTGGAGTATATGGACGCGTCGCACCACGATCTGGACTCTCCGTCAAGCATGGTATCCAGGTTGGGGCTGGTGTCATTGATCCAGACTATACGGGTGAAGTCAAAGTCGTTCTCTTCAATCATGGGGACAAAGACTTTGAGGTTAAGAAGGGTGATCGCATCGCTCAACTCATTCTTGAGAAGTGTGAGACACCGCCTATCGTTGAGATCAATATCGTAGAAGATACTGACCGTGGTTCGGGTGGTTTCGGATCAACGGGTCAGTGAAAGAAGTGCAATGAAAAACATGCATATACCCCCGGCTAAAATGTAGTATAAGACATTAGCATTCTCCTCAGCTTCTTTCGTTTCGGGGATGAATTCTTCCATGGGTTCTTCTGGTGGAACCGGTTCGTACAGTTCCGTGTCATCAGAAAAACATTCATCATCTTCATCCGCCACGTATCGTTCAATCTCCTCTTCTGTACACTTAGATGGGTCGATACAGAAAGAGCATGATTCGTCAGGCTGACATTTACAGCACTGATCCAAAGATTTCTTGGGTTCCGTTATATTTTCACTCGGGGCCATGAAGCCAGATTTGCACACATCGGGACTAACTGGTCTACACCCCATGGGTTCTATTTCGACATTGTTTTCGCGTTTCGATTGTCCGACGATACAACTCATTATATTCTGTCGATATTTTTATTGTCACAGTACCAAAAGTCTTCTGGTTGAGGCATGAAGAGGACACCTTTAGTCATTGTCATATAGAGCTTGGCCTTATTGACATCCGGATAGGACAAGAGCATCCATCGTTCCCAGTATTCTGCTCTGAAAAAGTCTTCCCAATCTTCTTTATCACTTTCATCTATACCCAACATACCTCGATGAATTTCATGGTGATTTGTCTCTACCCGCAACTTCTTAGGAATGACAGCCCCTTTCCTAATAAGATGTGCACGCATGAGACGGGCGTCGCCATGATCAGTATAATATTGGATACCCTTCTGACCGAAATCGATGGCTCTTTTACTTGGTAGGATGACGCGATATTTATGTGCAACAGATGGACTGGGTTTAAGAACGACGTGCATTTACTGTACCGTGACAATTTCTTTGAGTGATGTTTTACTCGTTATATTCGAAGGAAGTCGAATTGATAGGACCTTTCTACGTATTCCATTGGGTGCCACTTGAGCTATGTTTTGGAGCTTGAGACGCTTATTTTTTTCATCCGTGACGACCATGTAGTATTTGAAGTTTGTGACAAAATATTCCCATTCAGGCCCCTTTCGCTCAGACATCGGTGTGAATTTATGAACCAGACCCCATATGACCTTTTTAAGGAATGGAAGACGGTTACGTGGATCTTTAGGTCCGATGGGTGTACCGAGTGTTTTGTGCATGAGCATGACGAACGCTTCTATGTAACAGAAATGGTGTTGAGATAATTCATCGTACTGTGATATTTCAAAGGACTTCATGAGCATTTCGTTGGTTTTGAAGCGAATCTTAGCTTTCTGGTTAAATTCGGTAGGTGTATTATATACGATCCCACCAGAAGGTTGGAGGGGTAGACCCTTATAGAACCTTTTATATTCTGGGAATCGTTCCTGTAAATCCTTCTTGAATTCAGGGTTTTTACTACCCATTGAATCATAGAGTTCTATGATTTTATTGTTGTGATTCACTTTCGCGAGTGCGAAGTGACCTTCGCCGGTATCGGGGTAGTTCTTTTCGAGATGGATATATTCGACACCATTCGTTCGTCTGTGATTCAGTTTACAGGAAAAATCGAAATTTTGCTGTGATTCCAGTTTAATGGCTTCTCCTATTGCATCGAATGTATCACCCTTGAATAAGAAACGTTTGGCAAGTTCAGAAGCGTTTTCGATAGCCATGAGTTTTTTTGCAACCGTGTTCGTCTCTATACGACTTTCGAGATAATCCGTCTTATCAATACTGGGATTATCTTTCATCATTTTTAAAATCTTCTTTTTGACACCCTGATTTTTAAGGAGTTTTACAGGAACGAGATCCATATATAAATATAAGGATTAAATTTTTATATAAGAGATGTTGGAATATACTGCCTCAGGTAATATAGTTGTTAGAGTTGGACAGAATGCAAAAGAAAATGATCATCTCACAAACATGAGTGATCCCCAACACTGGTGGATGCATGCAAGTGGTTACCCGGGGTCACATGTTGTCATCTGTTATGAAGGACAGGGACTTCCTAGAGACGTCAAACGAGATGCTGCTGTATTAGCTTTACATCATAGCAAGACACCCGAGTCCAAAATGTCATGGATTGAATTGACACGCGTCAGAAACGTTTCCATGATGAAGCAACATGGTCAAGTGACATTAGAGGGTAAAATTGACCAGGTTACGATATTTATGCAAAGAGAAAGAGAACGCTTGGAAAGAATCTTAAAAACGAAACGCTATATCTAAACAGATGAGTCACCAGGACTGGACTCCAGTCGTCATCCACGGAAAAACTGTCAGACCCCCACCCAAGCACTATGAACGTACTAAGGAGCAAAAATTGGAAGATGAGGAGATCGGTACCCATAAGAAGGTGACACTTTCCATGGCCAAGATGATTCAACAGGGGCGTATTGCTAAAGGTTTCAAAACACAAAAAGATTTAGCAATCGCAGTCGGCGTGAATGTGAGTGTCATTGGTTCCTACGAATCGGGACGAGCCATCCCCGACCCCGCGGTACTCCAAAAGTTGAGGAAAGTCTTGGGTGTCAAACTAAAGTAAGCTCGAGTAATGCCCGGCGATGTAGTAGACATCTTCGAACCCAAGTTCTTCCAATGTCTCTGCCGCAAACCTGGCCCGTTGCCCAGTGTTGCAGTAGACGAGTAACCCCTTCCTGGGAAGTTCCGTGGTTGTCTTTTCGTCCATCTTATTGACGGGGATATGGAGTGCCTTTGGATAGTGTCCTGTACGATATTCGGTGATCGTACGAACATCGATAACCTTCTTTATCTTACCCTCGTCGATGAGCCGCTTGGCTTCTGAGGCGGAGATGAGATTCTGTCCCATAAAGGTGTATGCGAGGGCTCCGGTGAGTGCACCAGCTATGAGAAGGGGTATCATTTAATATTTGTGGGGATTTTAACTTTGGTGTGATCCATCTCAAAGCAGCACTGAGTGGTGCCATCATATGTTTTCCGACATGAACGACAATAGTACAAAATGGTATAAAGTGTAGAGTCGTCCATGTTATATATGAACAAGAAAACCGCTGATGTGTCCACTCGTATCACTCCTGATCAGCTTGCTAAGTGTTCAATGGATTGTCGTTTAGCTGCTATGGAGCAGGCACTTAAGGGTGAAAAGGTTCGATACNAGTCTAACTGTGACTCGGANAAGTTCAAGAAGTTCCTTGAAGACCGACTCACAATTTGGGAGGGGGAGAAGAACAACACCTTCCACGGGAAGAAGATGTTCGAAAAAACTAAAACTTTGATTGACAACTGGAATTAATTGCGTTTGGGTACGCGTACATGATTCATTTCATAACAACATTGTGCAAACCCATCATATGTCTTACCACACGCCCGACAATGTACTAAACTGTTATTGTTGTTATTGTTACTATTGTTAAATGTGAAAGGGCGGATGTTCTTGGGGACAGTCATAACATTTTTGTTGTTGATGTTCACCCTATTACCGTTACCCGAAACTGGCTTTATAAAGGCCGCTGTGGGGTTGTATGTCCTATTCCCCTTTGAATTTTCTGTGTAAAGAGCACCTCTTCCCGACAACCTAATGCGACGCCCCTTTGTGTCCATATAAGGGGTAAGTCCTGCCGACAGTTTATTGAATTCATTGCGGGCGTTTTTCGCGGACATACTTATTTATATAAACTCACAAATTAATTACCGAATGCAACACCGGCCATACCATTCTTGACACGAAGAATGTTATAGTTGACTGCGTACATACGCTGGTACATGTTACCACCAGAAACGTTCCGGAGTGTCACCTTCGCCGTGTCGATACGAGAGAAGTTCAAAGAACCGGAAGGCTGAGACTTGCCAATGTTGAGACAGAATGGCCATGTGTACACGGGGGCAGTCTCGAGGAGATCGTCGGGGAGAGACTGACAATGCATCTTGGGAACCACTGTGTGGTGGTAATCCTTGGACATGTTCTCCGAAAGGGGTGTACCGTTGATGTACAGAGTCGCATCATCGAAAGCATACGCCGTATCCCACTCCGCACCCACGTTGGAGGACACGAGGTGGAGAGCACTCGTCGGGTGGTTGAAATAGGTGAGATCGATATCAGTGTCCGTCGAACCGACCATCTGATACTGTGTCTGTGTAATCAGGATCTCATGCTCATTGTCTGTGAAGAACTTACGCTCATCAGTATCGAGATAAGCATACATCGCGTACACCTTGGGGGTCGACGAGAAGGTACCGTCGCGGCACTTGATGCGGATCTCGACGTCATGGTACTGCATGGCAACGAGAGGAAGAGACTTGGTCCAGTCCTGGCTAAAGAAGAAGGGAATCACGAAGTGGTCAGCGGTACCCGCGGCATTCTTCGCATTCTCCTTAATCTCCGCTGTAGAAACAGCCGACGACGCACGAGCCTGTGTTTCGTTGTAGAGACATTGTGAACACCCTGGACGTAGAGAGAATCAAGGCGGCACACCTGTTGACCACCGACATAGAGAAGGAACTCAGTTGGGTTGGAATCCTTGGAGAAAAGACCAGTCGTGTTCGAACCCGTCGCGGCGATGCCGGGGGCTTCGATCCATACGTAGCTAAGAAGATCACCCTTGGACTTGACGGGGATGGTCACTTCGGCACCCGAAGTGAACGAACCAATGTAATCGATACGTTCGGGCTTGATGGAGAAGTTCGTATGACGCTTGTAGTTCTGACGGAAAAAACTGACTTCGGGTTGGCCAGTGATGTAGACATCCTGGGCACCCTTGGACACGAGGTCAATCAAAGCGGCTGACATTTACTAGTAAACGATATTAAAATTTTGGCTCGAAGTGTACATAAGGAAGNATGGTCGTATTTCAGGCACTCACATGGGAAGCACGCGATGAAGATGAGGATCACTTGATTAGTATATTCGGTAAGACTGAAGATGGGAAGTCGGTATGTGTAACTACTGCTTTCGAACCNTACTTTTACATCAAGCTTCCTGATATCAAGTATGCCCGCGAAATCTATGCTCACATCAAAGACACCTGCACCGGGTACACCGTCGTTGAATCGAAGGATATTTGGGGCTTTCAAAACAACCAAAAATTCCTGTTCATGCGTATCACCTTTTCCAATCTGAAGAAGCGTCGGACGACTGACTACTTTCTGAAAAAACCTCTCAACCTCTCGAGTGGCCCATTTCCCCTGAAGGTGTATGAATCGAATCTTGATCCTATGCTTCGCATGATGCATCGAACGGGGATCCAGTCCACTGGCTGGCTGGATACTGGTAAAGAATGTGTTCGATCCAATCTCGCACATGTCAACATTGACTTGTTCTGTAACAATTGGGAAACACTCACACCTGTGAAACGTGATGACGTTGCACCCTTTGTTGTGGCATCCTTCGATATCGAGTCGAATAGTTCTACTGGGAAGTTTCCTGATGCGGACATAGATGGTGATGCATGTTTTCAGATTGCACTATCGTTGTGTAGACTCGGATCGGATGAACCCTATGATAAGACGTGTCTATGTTTCAAGAAAACTGACCCAAACTTGGAAGGTTCTACGATCATCAGTTACGACACGGAGCGGGAAATGCTTGAAGCCTTCAGGGACTACATGATTAAACAGGATATCGATATCATCACGGGTTGGAATATCTTTGGTTTCGATCTTGAATATATCTACAAGCGAGCTGCGAAGGTTGGATGTAGTCACTCCTTCTACAACCTTGGAAAGTTGAAGAACGTTGACTCGGAGATGGTCTACAAGCGTCTGTCATCGAGTGCTCTAGGTGATAACATGCTGAAGCTTCTTCCCATGACTGGACGTTTCATCTTCGATCTATTCCACGAAGTCAAGAAGGGCTACAAACTTGATAGCTACAAACTGGACAACGTGTCGAAACTCTATCTGGGTGATCAGAAGATTGATATGCCCCCCAAAGAGATGTTTGCTCGTTTCGTCGAAGGTGACCCCGTCAAACTCAGAGAAGTTGCGGAGTACTGTATCAAGGATACTCTACTTCCTCATCGTCTCATGAAACGCCTTTGTACTCTCCTTAATCTTTTGGAGATGGCGAAGGCTACATGGGTCCCCATCTCATTCCTCGTAGAGCGTGGACAGCAGATTAAGGTGTTTAGTCAGTTGACTAAAAAGGCTCGAGAATTGGGATTCATGGTCCCCACGATCCGCTATGGGGCGATCCCACCAGAACCCTATGAAGGTGCCACGGTTTTAGAGGCTCAAGGTGGTGCCTACTATACACCTATCACGGCTCTAGATTTCGAGGGTCTGTACCCATCGATCATGATGGCCCATAATCTTTGTTATTCGACATTCGTCATGGATGAACGGAGATATGGTAACATCCCGGGTGTTACATACGAGACGTTTGAATTGAATGGTGGCACCTACAAGTTTGCACAGGATGTACCGAGTCTTCTTCCTAGTATTCTGGCAGAACTTAAACAGTTTAGGAAACAAGCGAAGAAGGATATGGCTGCTGCGACGGGGTTCATGAAGGAAGTCTACAATGGTAAACAGCTCGCCTACAAGGTAAGTATGAACTCGATCTACGGTTTCACTGGAGCCGGTAAGGGTATCCTCCCCTGTGTACCAATCGCTTCAACGACAACCTTCAAGGGGCGTAGCATGATCGAAGAGACGAAGGAGTACGTCGAAAAGAACTTCCCAGGTGCGAAGGTGAGGTATGGGGACACCGATTCAGTGATGGTTGAGTTTGATGTTGGTGGTCGAACAGGGATGGAAGCGATCGAGTACAGTTGGGAGCTTGGTGAAAAGGCTGCAGAAGAATGTACAGCCCTCTTCAAGAAACCCAACAATCTCGAACTCGAGAAGGTGTATTGTCCATACTTTCTATACAGTAAGAAACGGTACGCTGCCAAACTATGGACCAGGAACAAGGCGGGTGATATGAACATGGACTATATCGATATCAAGGGGCTCCAGGTTGTTCGTCGTGACAATACAGTCTTTGTTCGCGAAGTATGCAAGGAACTTTTGGATGTCGTACTGGAAAGTAATGATCCGGGACCTCCGAAACAATTAGCCCTCGAGCGAGCGATTAATCTCCTAGAAGGTGAAGTTCCTGTGGACAAACTCATACTTTCACAGCAATTGGGGGATTCGTATAAAAATCCTAATCTACCCCATGTTCGGGTCAGGGACAAGATGCGCGAAAGGAAGCCTGGTTCGGAACCACAATCCGGTGATCGAGTACCATACATCCTCGTGAAGACGGATGATCCTAAAGCAAAGGCGTACGAAAAGGCTGAAGATCCGGTATTCATGAAAGATAATGATATCCCCATTGATTATCACCATTACTTCACTAACAAGTTCCTAAACCCAATCTGTGATCTTCTGGAACCATTGGTGAAAAACCCAAAAACCGAAATCTTCGGTGACCTAATCGCTCAGCATAAACCACCACCCAAGAAGAGGGAACCAGCACTGAGTGGTATGAAGAAGGAGCAACTCATCGAAGAGTGTAAAAAATATAATCTCGATACGTCTGGTAAGGTTGCCGAACTTCGCGACCGGATCAAGACTNCTCGATCCAGCAAGTTGACATACGACGAGGTATTTAAAAATTACGATTGATACAGTATTAAGATGGACGAAAGGCTTAATGCCTTGTTCCGTGACGAGGTAAAGAAAGCTGTCGATGAACAAACGAAGATCATCAAAGGTGAGTACAACGAACTTTTGAAAAAAGCGAAGGAAGAGTTTAAGGATGAAATTCTCGCCCATAAGAACAATACCAAAGACGTCACTAAAAAGATCATAGACGATCTCAGGGAAGAACACCATAAACAGATGTCTCTACTTCAAGATGAAGTTCGAAGATTGAAAGAAGAACATCGCCAGGCTTTGAAAGTTTCAAAGAGTGAACTAACGGAAGCACGTGACGCCTTTACAGAAAAGGCACGTTCGATTCACGGCTCTTATAGTGACTATCTACGAGTTGTATCAGTGAATTACAGTATCCCGTATAGTGTTCTATTACGCGATGCTCCAGTTGAAGAAGATAACACTTGTAGGGGTCTAAAGAAAAATATGTCTAGGTGCAACCTCAAGGCTAGATGCGATGGGTACTGTAAACATCACCATAGCCAATTAGTTCGAAAACACACGATCGAATTTATTGATGAAATTTCATCAACCACGTCGGGAGAAGTTGAAAATAAGGGGCTTATAGATTTCAATTCTGTATTATAGAAGACATGAGTAAAACAGACATTCTGCTATCTTCCGTAAACGAGTTCTATTCCGATGACAAGAATAAATCCACATTGTTAGGCATTCTAGACAAGTCTGGGGGTATCTCACTTAGAAACATTGAATGGTTCATCACGAATTATGCGAAAAAAAATCACACTTCCTATACGACGTCCAATGGTCGTCTATTCACTGTACACTGTGCCTACAAGTCCAGTCTGGATGGGTACAGTAAAAAACTATTCGACCCCTTCGCCCGTTCCGAGAAGTTCACATATACAATTCCTGGGACATCTCATGAAGTTCAAACAACTATCGCTCAGTTGAACTTTATCAAATGGTGTATCAA